ACTTGCTCGCCGTCGATTAAGGTTTTTTTGCTTTTTGGAGGTATTAAAATTTTAAGTTTTTGTAATTTATACCATTCCGCTGAGCCGCCCCTTAATCGATCGGCCGTGACGGGCGCGCCGGCGTGAGCGACGCCCCTTTTGGTCATAACCGTCCGCCCAGCCGCGACGATCAGTTTTTTTTCATCTTTCTTTTTTTCAGTCATTATATTTTTTTAAAAAATTAATTACGCTTTTTTTATAACTCCAACCTCGTTAATTGAGGTCGGAATCGGCAAAGGTCGCGAACGGACGCCGGCGCGGACGGATTGATTTTCCCTGTCTAAATAAGCGTACGGGATCATCATTCCCTTAGCCAACGCCGGAATTTCAGTCATCCCGATTGTTCCGGCTATTTCCGCGCTCACATTCGCGAGGCTGGGAGTCGCGGCGTAATATAGTCTGAAATCAGGATCCTGAGTCAGAACGCAAACGCGGTCAGTCGGAATATAGGGAACCTTGGTTCCCTCGTTAGGCAAACTAAAACCGGTCGGCACGCGTACGCTTTGAGGATAACTCCAGATATTAATTTTATAATTGCCGGCGGAAAAAGTCCCGTGATACCTAGCCGCTTTGTCGTTCACCATCGGCGAGGTGATCGCCACGCGGACAATTTGCTCCATTTTTCCCAGCTCTTTCACCACGTCGTTGTCTAGAAATTCAGTCAGCACGGTTGAACCGAAAATAGCGTCGACAATCGGTTTAAATCCGTCCGCCAGCACAATGTCTCCGATAGTAACAAAATCACTCAACGCGTTTGACCCGGAACTTGTCCAAGGCGTCACTATTGTGTGAATATGCGACGGTTTTAATTTATAATCAATGGTGTCGCCATTTATCAAGGTTATAAAGCCGTAAAATAACGCGTCGCGGGCGTAAATTTCCACACCGCGACTTATTTTTTTTCTCAAGTCATTCAGGCGACTCACCATAATATCGGCGAAATCCATCGCGTACCCCGCGTCGTTCAACTGATATTTAGTTCTTCCGGGAAAAACTTTTCCCAGCTCTTTCGCCGTGATATCAGTATATTCATTGAACATCGGCGGAGTGTATTTTTTACGCGTGTAGAGGTTGAACTTATTCGCGCGGCCTCCGCCGTAGGGAATCACATCAACCGCGTATTCGTCGGCGTCGGAGAATTCGTCTATTTCAATATCCTCGCCGGCAAAAATGTATCTTTCCGGCGTCTCAAATTTGTCCTGCAAAAACCGCGCGGGGGGAGCTTCGGCGATAAAAGCGTCGGACATTAAAGTTTTAACTTCAGTTGCCATGATTCATCCAGTTTATGATTAGATTATTGATTGCCGAGAAGTTGTTGTTCTGCGGGGTTTTCAATCACAATTCCATAATCCCGTAATTGAACTCTGAAAGAATCCACGGCGGCGGGGATGGTGTCGGGCGTGTCGGACCCGTTAAAAAACAGTTTTTCTTCAGCCACCACGCCGCCGATAACCGCCCGGACAAGTTTATCGCCCGATCCGGAAAAAACCGCTTCTTCAGCCAAAATCGCTTTGGCGTTCGCCACCGCCGCCGTGCCGCTGATTGTTTCGGCGTACTTGCCCGTTGTCCCGTTAAAAGCCAGCACCTGCCCTTCCGGATAGGTCACAGCTCCCGAGGCGTTTAATATTATGTCGGCGAAATTGCCGTCACGCAAAACTAGACTACCGGTGTCAAAATTTTTGATTTCAGGTTGATCACCCATTTTTTTGATTTTATTGTAAATGTTATAAATAAAATTGCTGATAAAAATTAATTATTTATCTTTATAAGCACTGGGATTTTTATTCTTTCTCCGTTCTAAATACGCCTTGCGTTCAGCTTCCTCATCGGTTTTTTTATCATCCGCTTCAGGTTCCGTCACTCTTTCCGGATCGTCGTCCGCACGAGCATCCATAGAGTCTTTATTTACTTCGGCGGTTTTGAAAGTCGCGAAAACTTCGTCGTCCTTAATGCTTAAACCTTTTTCAATGCACTCGGCGGCGTAGTCCATTTTTCCGGAACCTTTTCCCATAATCAAAAGGCCGTTCACTCTTTTTCTTTCAGCCGTCGCCCCCTCTGTTTTTATTTGCTCATACAGCTCATGATGCTCGGCTTTTAATGTTGCTAAATCCATTTTTGAATTCTCTTTTTTGTTTTTGGAGGTTTTAACCGAATCAGCCTGAGCCTCCGGTTTTTTAAAAATAGGAGCCTTGGCGTTTTCGGCTCGGGTGAAAAATTCGGAATTACTGACTCGCTCTGGAGCGGGAATAATCCTGTCGATCATATCGGCCGACAATCCGGATTGCGCCAGCATTGTCCCGCCCTGGCCGAAGTTGGCGTTGACGGTCTCCAGAGAAATAGCTTTGCCGGTCGCGGAAGCGCGGCCTTCTGCGATAATACCAGCGAACTTCTCATGAATCTCGTCCAGCTCCCCGCGGACGACGGCGACGCCTTCGACTTTGGTCACGTCCGGCCATTTGTTCGGGGCGTCCGAGCTGGTGATATCCACGATCTCGGCGTCAACCCACATGGAAACTCCGACGCCGACGCTGCCGACCTCGCTGACGTCGTTTTCGGTCGTGATTTTGTCCGTCTGAGAGACGATCCCGTAAGCGGCTGAATCGGCGCGCGCGCCGACTAGGCTTTCGATTGGTTTTGAAAAAGATTTAATTCGATAAAGCAGTTCAAAAAGCCCGTCCATACGGCCGCCGGGACTGTTTACTCTTAAAAGAGCGCTTTTGACTTCGGGATTTATCTCGGCGGCGTTTAAACGCTCTATAATTCCCTGATAACCCAGAATGGTTCTGTCAAAAAGCCAGCTATAAAAATCAGATCGATTGCTCAGGCTTCCGACAACATCAATAACCGCGACGCCGTCGGCGATTACCAGCTCGGAGGACTCAAGTTTTTTGATCTTTTCCGAATATTCTTTGACAAGAGAATCGGAAATCTGAACCTGTTTTTTAAATTTTCTGAATTTTCTTAAGAAAGACGGCTCTATCGCCCAAAATTTGGTCATTATTCCTCTGGTTTTTCCGTCGTTTTTTCCTGAACTATGAGTAGCCCGGCGGTGATCAGGGGGTGAACAGCCGCGACCATTTCCTCATTTTCTTTGCTCAACTTTCGCGAGATAGTTGTAAATTTACGCCCCCATAAAAATTTTGTGGCCATGTCGCGGGTCATTAGGCTTTCCGCTATCGCGGCGGTGAACGCTTTCACGTCCTGAATAAGTCTCAGGGACGGTTTTACGGCCCCGGCCCAATCACTCGAAAACCAAGCTCCGGACTCAAGAAATTTTCTTGGATTTCGCCAGGATTCGAGCAAACCGGGAGCGGCAATTTTGTCGATTAAAACCATCGACAAAAGCCATTCTTTGTAAAACATTTTAATGGCGTCGGAGGCGAAAGACTTCCGCATTCTATCAAGATAAATTTTCAGCTCATTGATTTCAGCTCCCGAGGCTGAATAGTTGCTTGAAAACGCCAAGCGGTAAATATTCGGCGGAATCTCCAACGCCCAGGCGAAGGAGGCCATCATCGCTTCCTCAAAGGCGCGATAGTTGACATTCGGTCGAGCGGCGGAAAAACTTTCCGGCTCCTCGCCGACCTGAAGTTGATCCAGGACAACGCCGGGGAGCTGTTTCGCTATATTGAATTCGCGGGTGACGGAGGAGCCGTCAGATTTGCTTTGTCCGGCTGATTCATATAGTTGCGCTCCGCCTGTGTAGCCGGTAGAACGAATTTTATCTTTCCCGCGTTTTATGAACACCGCCAAAATTGAATTCAGGACGGCGGCTCTTTGTTCCGCGTCGCTGTAGCGGTCTAGTTCTTTCAGCGATTGTATGAGAACTCCCAGCGCGGGCATTCCGCGAGTGTCGGAGACTCTGATTTTATGTCCGTAGACCATCCAGGCCACGCGGCGGCGGGTTTTTGGTCCGCGAGCGGCGATTCTTTTGGAGGTGATGTTCAGGGGATCGCTTCCGTCCCGAACCCAAAACGCTATGTGTCGACCCTGAGCGTCGACCTCGACGCCCTCTTTTATTGTCGCTCCGGGGACTTTGCCTTTGTCGTCGAGCGGAGAGCGGACATTATAGCCGTCAATTAATTGAATAACCGGAGTTTTTGTGTCGGGATGCTGCCTTAAAATAATCAGAACATCGCCGGACAAAAGCGCGGTTTTGCGAATATCTCTTTGGATTTGTCCGAAAGTTCTCTGGGCGTCCCAGGAAACCAGCTCTTTATTTTCACTCCAGATACTAAATTTCGACTCCACCTCGTCTGCGCAATCGTTCAAAAATTCATTGTCTTGAGGCAGAATATTACTGTCGGGAGTGGCTTCGAGGAGAAGTCCCCAATGAATTTCATTTGTGAGAAGTCGATTTATCAGACCTTTCGCGTAACGGTTTTCGGTGAAAAGTCGATAAGAGCGGCGGCGCAATTTCCAATAATCTATATAAAAAAAATCCAATTGAGAACCCAGTCCGCCCGGATATTTTTCCCCGTCGAACACGTTCTGAACCATGTTCCAGGTCCATCCCAGCGAGGAAAGAGACGCGGGGGGAGGCGCGGGAGGAGACACGGGAGGAGGCGCGGGTCTTCCCCCCGGAGGGGATGGGGAGGAGAGAGGCGCGGGCGAAAACGGAAGCGGAGAGTAGTTCCGCCGGAACTCGCTTTTATCCCGGCGTTCGCCAGTTTCCCAATCGAAATTTTCCCAATCGAAATTTTCAAACATTACCAGCCCGGGGCGTTAATTATCGGTTTTCCAAAACAGCGTGTTTTCATAGTATCTCGCTCGGATAAAAGAGCTTCCCTAAGCGCTTTTAATTGTTCTAATTCTTGCCGGCTAACTTCTTGCCGACTCTGCCCTGTGTCGAGGGTATAGCGTTTCGTCGGATTAAGCGTTAAAAAAATAATCGCGGCGTTTATCGCCGTGATCGCTTCTTCGGAAAAGGTTATCTGAGCGAGTTCAAACGTGTCGGCCATGAAAAATCTCCTTTTTCAGATAAACTATCAACAATAATATTTAGTCGCAAGTGTTATTCAAAATAATAAGATTTATTTTCAGCGATATAACTCCAAAAAGCGGTGTAGTCCATGCGATCTTGTTCCATGCCGAACAAATTAGTTTGATAACACAGCATGTCTATGGCGCAGGCGTTGTAGATCGCGCAATCCCAGGCGTGATTCGGTAAATTTTGATCTTTCTCAACCCAAACAAAACGCCGTCTTTGCGCTCCGGTCGAGTATAATTTTTCCTGTTTATGCTCCGCTTCATATTCTCGGAAATAATCGTCGCCATAATCCTGCGGAAAATTCGGATAACCATAGGGCTGAAGCTCGCCTGAATTCCAATCCTTTCGAAGCCAGGCCGCCATGCGGTCTTTATAGAGAGTGACGGTGATATTATAGGCGATTATTCCCTTTTTTCGATATTCAGCAAAATTGTCCCAACGCGCGTTGGCGACCGGCATATCACGGCCCATGATCGGATAGACACCGTCGGAATATCGCGAGCAAAAATCATAAACCACGCTGGTTTGCCACCGCGCGTCCACCAGAGTCAGCGCGATTTGATATTTTTTGCCGTCGTCCGCTTCATAGATTTTATTTTCAACAAGATCCGCCAGTTGATCCCATGCTTTTGAATTAACATCCGATCCATCGCCCATCAAATGCAGCCACTGGATTGAGTAAGACCGACTGTCCACACACCAGCCTTTCACTTCAACATCAATTCTATCGCCGTGAATGTCGGCGGCGGCCGTGACCGCCAGAACCGGGGAGCCGGTCTCCTTTAAAGCTTTTTTGTTGGGAATTTCGCCGGCGGAATAAATAGCGCGGCGATGCTGTACCACATTCTCGAATTTTGGAGACTGGCCGCGCTCCTCAAAGGGAAGCCCGCGCTTAGTATTCTGAAACACTTTGAGCGCTTCAACCTAGTAAATCCGTCGTTTATTTTCATTCCAGCAGGTTAACCAGGATTGCACCAGGCTTTCCCAAGAAAATTTAGGCGAATAAAGACCGTCTAAATAATAAGTGTAAAAAAACGGATGAATAGGGGTCTCGGTCGGACGCCATTCGCCGGCGTTTAGAAAATCATATTTGTCTGTGTTTTTCCAGCCCTTGAGACAATTTTTACAGCGATATTCGACGCTGGAAAAAATCAGCCGATTTTCTTTTTCAACTTCATAATAAATCCCGTACGCTTCCCCGTCCTCCCGTCGTCCATGAAATTCTAAAATTTGTTCATACCCGCAAAATTGACACGGAACATAATAATATCTCTGGTCGCCGCTTTTGAAAATTTTATGGATAGGGCCGTTCATCAAAATCGGCGTGCTGCTATAGAAAGTTTTGCGGGTTTTGTCATACGCCATTTGTTGACTTTTCGCCAGCTCCACGACGCTCCCCTGCTGTTTCAGCGCGCTGGGGATTTCGTCAAGCTCATCAATAATCAGATATTTTATACTTATGCCCTTCAAAGAAGCAGTGCTCTGACCGCCAGAATTCAATAAAAATCCGTCAAGAAAATCTTTACGACTAGATGTGTTGCCGCTTAATTTCCTACCTGAACGGACTGTCCCTCTAATTTTATGCTCTATATTCGAACTAGAAATCATCCGGTCGAGTTTTACCTCAATACTTATTTTTGAAACCTTATCGCTTGCTGTTAGATACATAGTCGGCCCGGGGTCGATATCAATAATATAGCCGATCCAGTTTTCGATAGGACCTGTCGTAATTCCCATCTGGCGAGATTTCATAACCCCAATGTCGCGAGCGGGAGAGTCGGGGCCTAAATCGTCCATAATCTCGGTGAGAAAAGGCATAAATGAGTTGTCCCAGGGCCCCGGGTCCTCGGTGAGTTCAGAAGGAAGATAGCGGTTTTTTTCAGCCCATTCGCTGACTCGGAGAGATATTTTGTCGTCGGGAAGCCGCGAGATTTGGTCAATCAGCCACTCCACATCGCCAAGGTTAACGGGGCCTTCCAATAATTTTTCGACAGCTTCTAACACAATACCTCTATGATTTCAGACGGAATATCCTTTTTTGAAGTGGAGTTTGAAATTAATTTTGTCAATTTCTCGTCACGGTTCACTTCAAGTCGTTTTATTAAACCGTTTTTGCACCTCTTTAAAATCATCGAATTGGCGGCTCGGATTTCCTGTTGAACCTGAAAACTAGCGTCCTTTTTACCGCTCTGGACTATCGAAACGACCCTTTGAGCCTGAGCAAGAGGGTAATCCGTAACAAGTCTTTTAAAAAGCAATTCTATCACGTCAAAAAGCGTTTTCGCTTCATGATTTTTATCTATAAGCTTATTTCTAACATGTTCGTTTCTGATCCTTTTTGTCGCGAAATCCTCCAGCTTTCCGTGCGCTGAAATCACTGATTGAAACCCCGGTATAGAACCATACAGCGTTATAATTTCCCTAAGCGTTAAATTTTCAATTTCTTCCGGCAGAGTCGGACGGCTCGCCGAATCCGTAACCGGCGGAAAAACAGAAGTGGACAAAAATTCTTTTTGCGGCATCCGACCCCTAACATCTTCGCGGGCGGCTTTCAAAACATCCGCTTTTTTGAACTCGCGCTCCTGAAGATACTCCTGGGCGAGCGGATGATTGAGATCGATCTTACGCCCCACCAAAGCCTCGCCCAATCTTTTTTTTACGTACGCAATATTTTGAGGCGTGACCTTGGCGATGTCGGCGAACGCTTTCTGTGTGATTAATTTTTGAGGAAGCTGTTCAGGTTCCATACATAGATGTTTAACGAGTTATTGCTTTCGACACTTCAAGGGACGTTTTTGCGTTAATTTTAGCTATTAGAGATCGTCAGCTATCCATAAAGGCAAAAAAAAAGGCAAAAAAAAATTATACCATCCACCAAATTCCTCAGTATCT